AGAGTGAAGAAACCATAACTTATTATAAGACGTTGGTTGAAACTCTACAAGAAATCGTTACAAATATAAACTGGCGGCACCAGACAATTGGTAATATTATAAAATGGAAACAGTTTGAACAAGGTGGATAATGATTAAACCTAATATAGACGGCTGGAAATTTGATGTAGATGACATACATTGGATTGAGCATGCATTAGCTTATAGGCTCGGTAGGCTAAACAAAAGATTAGATTTAGTAGAAAAGCAAAGTAGCGTGGATGCTATCAAAGCTGAGATCAAAGTCATACGAGAACTTCAAGGAAAAATACATCATCAAAAGCAATGGTATAGACCTAAGAAAGGTGCTTATATAAGTGGATAAAGTTGTCTTACAAAAAATGAATCATAGTAATATGATCGTAGGCTGTGACTGGGGAATAGCACAAGAACTAAGTGACTATTTTTCATTCTTTGTCCCAGGCTACAAATATATGCCTCTATACCGTAATAAAGTATGGGATGGTAAAGTAAGACTATTTAACGTTAATAATCATGAACTACCATGTGGATTACTTCCTTATGTAAAAGATTTTTGTAATAAAAGACAGTATGATGTAGAATATGAAGACAGCAATTATGGCCCTCCAGAATCTTTTAATGATATAAATCCAAATGATATAATGGCTTTTATTAAAAGCTTAGATTTACACAGTGGTGGTCAACCAATTGAAATAAGAGATTATCAATTCAATGCCATTTGCGAAGGTATTCGTAGAAAAAGATCTATAATGCTTTCGCCAACTGGTTCTGGTAAATCACTGATCATATATGTTCTAATGAGATGGTTTTTGGAAAATTATGATCAAAAGGCTTTAATTATTGTTCCAACCACTTCATTAGTTGAGCAGATGTTTGGTGATTTTGATGATTATTCCTCCAATGATGAAGTATGGTCAGCTAAGGAAGAATGTCATGTAATTTATTCTGGTAAACCTAAAACTAATATTGAAGAAAGAGTTTTTATTAGTACATGGCAATCAATTTATAAGCTGCCAGTCACCTGGTTCGAACAGTTTGGTTCAGTGTTTGGTGATGAGTGTCATGGCTTTAAATCAAAATCATTAACTAATATTATGAATAAATCTAGAGATGCTGAATATAGATTTGGTACTACGGGCACATTGGATGGAACTCAAACTCATCAACTTGTGTTGGAAGGTTTATTCGGTAAGGTTATGAAAGTTACTACAACTAAAAGTCTTCAAGACAAAAATACTCTAGCTGATCTTGATATTTTTATGTTGCAGTTAAATTATGATGAAGAAACAAGAAAAAATAATGTTGGATTAGTATATCAAGATGAAATAGATTTTATAGTTAGAAATGATAAGAGAAATAAATTCATTCGTAATTTAGCTCTTGATCAAAAAGGTAATACTTTGGTGTTGTTTCAGTTCGTGGAAAAGCATGGAAAACCATTATTTGATCTTATAAATAATAAGGCAGAGGTTAATAGAAAGGTATTCTTTGTATCTGGAGCTACTGAAACTTCTGATAGAGAAGCTATTCGTAAAATAACTGAAGGACAAAAAAATGCTATCATTGTTGCAAGTCTTGGTACCTTTAGTACTGGTATTAATATTCGGAATCTGCACAATATCATCTTTGCTAGCCCGTCAAAGTCTCAAATTAAAGTTTTACAGAGTATCGGAAGAGGGTTACGCAAATCCGATAACGGAAGAAGCACGAAGCTCTACGACATAGTTGATAATATGCAACATAAGTCTAAGAAAAATTATGCACTTTTGCATTCCGAAGAAAGATTAAAAATATATAAAAAAGAAAAGTTTAACTTCAAACAATATAAGGTTGACATTAATGGTAACTGAAAATATAAAGCAACTGCTATTGTCTGATGGCTCAGAAATTATCTGTAAGATAGAAGAAGAACTAGAAGATGATCTAATTATTTCTAATGCCTATAAGATTGTAAGAGTTGAAGCTGCACTGTCAGGTAGCAGTTATTATACATTCAAACCATTCATGACTTTTGTTGAAGAAAACAATCATTTCATATCTTTAAATTTGTATCATATCATATCGGCTACGGTTCCTTTCGATGAATTGCATGGACAATATGTGAAGATTATGGCAAGTGTAAAAGAAATAATGGAAAAAGATAAGATTGAAAATAATGAATTTAATGAAAACCAAACATTAGATGAAGCACTTGAAGAATACAGTAATGTAGTTAGTATTGATCGGAATAAATTACACTAGTACTACCATCCACCATAAAGCTTACTATATTATTATACACTATCTAGCCAGAATGTAAACAGTTATTTGCAGCTAAATAGTAAAAAAAGTGTTTTACTTTTTCGATTTTTTATTGTATAATATATTTAATTATGTTAAGGAAATTTTGTAATGAGTAGAAAAAGAACAAAAAATGTACATTACATTAATAATCAGGAATTTTCACAAGCTGTAGTGGATTATGTAACTACCGTAAAAGAATCAAAAGATAAGAATGAAACTATTCCTGTTGTACCAGATTATATAGCAATGTCCTTCTTAAGGATTGCGGAAAATTTATCTCATAAATCTAATTTCATACGCTATACATATCGCGAAGAAATGGTAATGGATGCTGTTGAAAATTGTCTTAAGGCAGTAGAAAATTATGATATTAATGCCGCAACTAGAACTGGTAAACCAAATGCATTCGCGTATTTTACGCAGATCATATGGTATGCATTCTTACGTAGAATTCAAAAAGAAAAACGGCAACAGGATATAAAAGAGAAGTATTTGTCACAGTCTGGTGTAGAAGCATTCATTGCAAACGAACTGGCAAATGACGCAGCTACTCAAGTAGCAACTCACTTTATTGATACATTAAAAGATAGAATCGATAAAGTAAAAGCATATGATACTGAAATAAAAGAATTTGCAAAAACCAATAAAAAGAAAAAGAAAAGAGCGGTTCATGTGGATTCGGATCTAACAGAATTTTTGGAATAATTTATGAAAATAGCAGTACTGAATGATACCCATTGTGGCATCAGAAATAGCAGTGAAGTATTTTTAAATAATGCGGCTGAATTTTGGGGAAAAGTATTCTTCCCTCATTGTATAGAACACGATATTAAGCATATCGTACATCTTGGAGATGTATATGATCATCGTAAGTTTGTAAACTTCAGAGCTCTTAATCATAACCGTAAACACTTTTTAGATAAGCTTCGTGAAAACAAGATGACAATGGATGTTATTCCAGGTAATCATGATACTTACTATAAGAACACAAACGATTTAAATTCTTTGAAAGAGTTGCTTGGTCATTTTATGAATGAGATTCATATTATTATGGAACCAACTGTAATGGAATATGGTTCTTTGAAAATGGCATTGCTCCCTTGGATCAATCAAGAAAACTATGAGAAAAGTATAAACTTTGTACGAAACTGTAAGGCTGATTGGTTAGGAGGTCATTTAGAACTATCGGGATTTGATCTTATGAGAGGTGTGGTAAACCATCATGGTATGGATCATAAGATTTTTGATAGATTTGAAAAGGTACTATCAGGTCATTTTCATGTGAAGTCTCAAAAAGATAACGTTATGTATCTTGGTTCTCAAATGGAATTTTTCTGGTCTGATGCTCATGATCCTAAGTATTTTCATGTTATTGACACTGAGACTCGTGAGATAGAAGCCATTCGTAATCCACATACACTATATGAAAGAATTCACTATGATGATTCTAAAAGAGACTATAGTGATATGGATGTAGAGTTTGTAGATAATAAATTTGTAAAAATAGTTGTAATAAATAAACAAGACCTATTTACATTTGATCGATTTGTTGATAGAATACAAAATAGGAAGATACATGAACTCAAGATTGCTGAAAACTTTAATGAGTTTATTGGTGAAAACGTTGATGATGAAGGTGTTTCTGTCGAAGAAACTGAAACTCTTTTGGATAGTTATATTGACGCGGTGGATACAGATCTGGATAAAGACAAGATCAAAGTAAGCATGCGTAATTTGTTAAGTGAAGCACAGGCTCTCGAAATAGTATGATTGTATTTAAAACTGTTCGTTGGAAAAATTTTCTATCCACTGGTAATAGATGGACTGAAATTAATCTAAATAAAGTAAAATCAACTCTCATTGTTGGTCAAAACGGTGCTGGTAAATCCACTTTACTAGATGCTTTATCATTTGCTTTATTTGGTAAACCACATCGTAACATCAATAAACCTCAACTCGTAAACACAATTAATAATAAAGACTGTATAGTGGAAGCGGTATTTACTATCGGTTCATCTGAATTCAAAGTAGTACGTGGTATCAAACCAGGTATCTTTGAGATCTGGAAGAATGGGACAATGATTAATCAATCGTCTCATTCCAAAGAGTACCAGAAGGTCCTCGAGCAAAACATCATTAAGCTCAATCATAAGAGCTTCCATCAAATTGTTGTGCTCGGTTCCTCCTCCTTTATTCCTTTCATGCAACTGCCAGCGCAGCATAGACGGGATGTTATCGAGGACCTTCTGGACATTAACGTATTCTCAAAGATGAACCAGCTTATTAAAGAAAAGAACGCTAGTCTTAAAGATAAGCTAAAAGATAATGATTACCAGCTCGATATCGTAAAAAACAAGATAGAAGCTCAACGCAAATATATTAGAGACATCACTCAAATGAATGAGGATGAGATTAATGATAAAAAAGATAAGATCACTGAAGTACAAAAGAACATCGAAGACTTACAACATTCAAATGGCGAGCTCTCACATTTTATTCAAGACAGTGCCGAAAACACATCAGAAGCACTTAAAGAAGCCAATGATGAGAAACAACGCATTCTTCACGATAAGGCTACAGCCACATCAGCCATTAAATCAATTGTTAAAGATTCAAAGTTTTATGAAGAGAATGATAATTGCCCGACGTGTTCACAAGTTATCGACCCAGAACTTAAATCCAAAAAGATCGAGGAATGTAAACATGATGCTCATGAGATCAAAAAGCAGATGGATGCTCTCCAAGAAAAAAGCAAAGAGCTAACTGAAAAATTGGATTATTGGAACGCTCAAGCAGAAAAGCTTAGAGAGTTTCAATCTAAGATAAATGGTAACAATCAAACCATCACATCACTACAAAAACAAATATCTGGTTTGAATAAAGATATTGACAGACTTACCGCTAAGGAAGGTGATATTGGCGAAGCCAATAAAGATCTTCAAGAAATGAATGATGACCGTAACTCTCGTATGGAAGAAAAGCTTAAGCTTAACGAAGAGTATTCTTATAACATGGTCATGTCTGAAATGCTGAAAGATACTGGTATTAAGACTAAAGTAATCAAACAGTATATTCCAATCATAAATAAACTGGTCAACCAGTACC